TCATTAACTAGCGATATGTAAGTAGCCATGGAGTTATCCTACCGTTAAGTAAGCTGAAGGGCCAGCCTCCTAAGAGACCAGCCCGACAAACTAAGTGTGATTAGGCAGCGTTGTAACGTGCTGTGAGGAGTGCCTCTGGGCGCAGAATCTTGCGACCATAGAGGTGCATACCACGCACGATGTCAGCAAAGCTGTCTGGGTCACGGTAGTTCTCAACTTTGTTGATCTGCTCAGCAGAAGCAACAGCATCGTCCTGACCAGCTACGATAACACCGTAGTTAGTGGACTGTGCAGTTGTACCAGAAGTACCAGCACCTGTACCGGCAGCAGGAAGAGCGTTGGACTGATAAACACGGAAGCCGTGAATGTTGTTCAACACCAAACCGTTTTGCAGGCCAGAGCCACCGAAGTCGCCGTTCAGCATACGTGAGTCTTCGTCTTTCAGCATCTCAATAAATACTGGATCAAGAACAACCCAACGTCCACGTGATTCTACATTTGCTTGGTCCATCTTACGAGCCATACGTGCAAGTACGGTCAATGGGGAAACAGTTGTAGCTGACAGGGCAGTTGCACCTGGCAAACGTGGAGCCAATGGTACGGAATCTCCTGCAGTAGCTGAACCAGAAATGGTCAAGTTACCGAAGTCAGTTGCGTCCAAGTGGTTTGCAGTGATGTATTCACCAGTAGCTGTCTCTGCAGTTTGCTTGTCACCAGCAGAAGTAGTGATGAAAGCACCTGCAGTTGTGTGGCCTGAGAGGTACGACAGTACGTCTGTATCCATAGCATCAGCCATCTTATAGGCAGCACGATCAGCAGCCAAAGATGTGAAGTCTACGTTTGCAAACTGCTCTTCAATGTCATCCATTTTGAAAGCAAAGTAGTTAGCTTGGTCAATGGTGAGCGAGAAGTCAGAGTCATCAAGCTTCTCTACTGAGATACCTGTGTGACGCTGCAAAGAGTTGACTGTTACGTCTGGCTCTTTTTGAATGCGAACAGTGTCGCCTTGGTTTGCAATCTCACCGAAGTAAGAGTTGTTGGTGATTGCGTTAGTTACAGCAGAGCGACGCAGTGCGATCTGTGCTTGTTTGGAGTAAATAATCGGGGAGAAGTTCCCGTCAAATCCACCACCAGCGGTTCCAATAGCCATAATAATTCTCCTTTATAGATATGGCGTGAAAGTTTGACACTACATATCCACATTAAAAGAGGCTCGTTGTCTTAGGGTAGTCAGCAGTGCTATCAGGATGGCCGTCCTTCAAGCGCTGGGCCTATACTTAGAGGTAGTTCTTCGTGTGGCTAGTGCTTAGTTAAAAGCATGTACAAGCAGTTAGTGCCTGACAATGTACATGCCTATAGTTTTACCTACAATTAAAGTAATGTCAATCTATTTCTTTGACATATCGTAAATAAACTTGCCTTGACGTTGAGCTTCAAAGATCTCTTCTGAGCGCTTTTCGTACTCTTTAATAGACATCTTGGCTACCTTGGATTCACTCAAGTAGTTTGCTGAGCTATCTTCGCTAGGCGTAGTGTTTCGTTTAGTCCTCACTGAAGAGGCAGCTGACTTGTCAGAGCTGGCACCTTTAGAAGGCTTTATACCATTGTCACTCTTATATAAATCAATGACACGTGCTACTGACTTGGCGTCTTCTGAGTTCTCGTACAATGCATCTTGTACCCACTTAGGCTGTTCTTCTGCCCAATCATGGAAGGCGTCATCACTACGGATGTTTTCAAAGTCAGGGTGTAGGCTTAGTAGTTCAGCTTCAGCACGTTGTCGCTGAGCTTGGATACGCATACCTTCTATTTCTTTGAGCCTACTATCTAACTCATTTGAACGCTCACGTGATTTCTTGTCTGCGATAGCTTCTACAATACCAGCTACATCAGGATACTTCTTAGCCCAAGCTTCGATCTCTTGGTCAGACTTAGGCAGTACCAACTCGTTCTTAGCTGCAGAGTCTAGTTGTTGCTCTAGCTTCTCAAACTTAATCTTCCACTCTTGCTCTTTGTCTTGCATGTGTCGGCGGATGTCTGAGTAGCGTTGCTTGAACGTCTTTTCTTCAGAGCTTAGCTCAGTAGTAGCTTCTTGTGCTTTGGCTTCTGGCTCTTCTTTTTGTTTGGTAGTACTCTCTGCCTGAACTGGGGGTTCGCTAGGCTGTGTGCTATCGGGTTCCGCTTGTGAGGTTTCTTCTTGTTCTTGTTCATCTCGTGTAACCCCTGCTTGCTTGAGCAGTTCTTTTAGTTCTGCCTCATCACGTTCTACACGGGATAAGTTACGCTTGTGTGATACGGAGTCCGTTTGGATAGTTTGTGCTTCTGCTGACATAGTTTAGTCTTTCTTATGTTGGGGCCAGCCGTAGCTGGGTAGCCTTATAGTTATGTTGGTAGTCTAGTAGTTACTTCTTTTTCTTCTTCTTGGATCGTTTAGATACGAAGCCACCTGCCTTGAATCCTACTTGGCCTGTAGTATTTCTTCCTGATGCAATATCACCCATTTGAGTTTCTGCGGCAGTGCCTGCGGCTTGGATAGTTTCAATCTCTGCAGCAGTACTACCTCTAGCCTCTGCAGCAGCTATAACCTCTGCAGTACCTGTAGCAGCAGCCGTTTCTGCGGCGGTTCTATCATCTCTCTCTTCAGAAGGAGTCTTGTCACTAAAAGTCATTCCTGTGTTAGTTATAGCAGACGGTGAGGGTTCTTGAACTAAAGGTGTAACTGTTTTATCATCACCGCCGTTTACTGTAGAAACAGCTTTTGCGGCCTCTTCATCGCTTAGACCAAATAGCTCTTTTATTTTATTGCCTATGTCACCTAGAGATATATCGAATATGCTACCGCCCTCAGGTGGCTCATACCCTGCTGCAAGAATTTTCTTTTTGGTATTATTAGTAGCCCACGCTCCAAACGCACCAAAGATAGGGTTAATAGCTGCCATACCTGCCATCATAGCCATTGCGGTCTGGTTCTGTGAGTAAGCCTTAGCTAACTCTTCCGTTGACATACCTGTGTAGTCAATCGCCTTAGCTGTCTCAGGGGGTGGTGGATCGTCATTACCTGTAGTTACTGTAGTCTCTGTAGTTGTAGCTACAGGCTCAGTAGTGTAGCCCTCAGCTATAAGCTGGTCATACTTAGCTTGTTCTGCGGGTAGTGTCACAGACACCGCAATACCGTCTGGAGAGTAGAGCATAACTATAGTAGTCTGTGGAGCCTGTGAAGCCTTGTAATCATCAATGATCTGTTGGCTTAGGTAGCCTGGAGCAAAGGCTGAACCCATACCTTGTGTGAACTGAGCTTGGTAAGGATTGACGCCTGACGTGGAGGCGTTGGCAGCAGTTACATCTACACCGTCCTGTGCATACAAGACTTGACCACCTTTGTTGTACTCACCTGTATTACCTACCGCTTCAGGAGGTGGAACCATACCGCCTACAGCCATGCCCATCTCTCGTAGCATTGCAAGCTCTTCTGGAGTTAGAGCACCCTCAGCTTGGTTATCCATAGTTTGACTTACTGGCTCACCACCGATGCGTCCATCAGCTTCCATCTGACCCATGCCACGCTTGGCTTCAGTACGTAGATCCTCAAAGAACTTAACGCCGTAGTAGCGTGTAACATCAGCAGGTACAACGTACTCGCCCTCACTCAACTGAGCAGGGACATCATCACGTACCTCTTCTGCCATTGAGCCTGGAGGTACTTCATTGCCACTTACAGGGTCTACAGTAGTACCATCGTCAGCGATACCACCCTCTTGAAGTAGCATCTCCATTTGTTTAGCTTCATTGGCTTCCATTGATTTCGTCCCTCATATATTTCAATCTACGTAGTGAGGCGATCTCGCCTTGAACCCTGTACATGTTATCAGGTTGATTCTCTTGCTCTAGTCGTTTGTGTGCAGAGCTTATCTTATCGTCTAGGTACTCTACGTAAGCGTCCCATAGTTGCTTATCGTTGACTAACTTCTTTAGTGCGCCGTTCATTTAGTTCGCCTCTGTACTAACCCACCTGTGTTGAAGCGTAGTTCAGTTTCACTAGGGTATAACTTCAGGTCTTTAATGTTTATAGTCTTTGCAGTAAAGTATTCACCTTCTTTTTTCTTAGCGGCTAAATCTTTAGCAAGACTACCATTAGGGAAACTCAATGCTAGCTGCCTGTCTTTAGGACTAAAGTAAGGTTCATATTTTAGCTTTTTAGTACCCAGCTTTATTTGATTACCTAGTTCTGCTTTAAGTTGCTTGACAGCTTTATCATAAGCTACAACGTATGTATTATGAAAACCAGAACCTTTAGATATAGCTTTTTTATACTCGTCATTACCTACACCAAAGCGTCTAGCTGCTAGCTTTTCAATAGGAGGTAGTACTATTTCATCAACCCCTTTAGTTTTAGCATCTGCTATAATAGACTGCAATAGGACACGCACAGAATCAGTTAGGCTGGTTAGAGGGGTTTGCTTCTTGTCTACCACTCTGTTAGCTTGATATATTACATCATTAGCCTCGTCCATAATGAGTCCTAATATATTGTCCTTGCCAGAGAAGTCATACACATTAAGTTTTGTCCTAGACAGTAACTCGAAATAGTCCTTTATAGCTATAAGATTAGCCTTTTTAGTTTCTACAATTTCATCTGGTAAGTCAAACTTATCTTTGTATAGCTGTTGAACTTCTTTGTCCTGCTCTGTATTAGTTAACTTTTTATTGGTGCGAATAGGAAGGTACTTATTAAATACAAAGTCTTCAAAGTCTTCAAGTACCGTACCTGGAAATTCAAACTCAGGTTTAAACGCTATATCATCAATAGCTAACTTAAACTCTTTTCTATATTCGTCTGTTACTTCTTTTAAGCTTTTAGCAGCGTCATCCGACATATTTTGTATGGCGTCAGACTGTAGCTCTTCTATAAGAATGTAGTCAGGGTCTTGATCGAATCTTATGCTTGCTAGATCCCCGTCTTCACCTATAGTTTGTCGTAAGCTATACCTTGTGTGTGCGAGGTTAGAAGAGCCATAGTGAGTCGTAAGTCCTAAATTTTTATTAGCTACATCTACACCAACCTCTTCATAACCAACCTCTTTATCAATAAGATCAGACTGACGCTGTGACCCTCTATACTTTTGAGGCTTGCGAAGTGCTACTACTTCCATAGGATCAACCATAGCGTCTTGCATTGCTTCATCTGTAGTGTAACGGGACTCTGGGTCTAGTTTAAAATCACGAAACTCTAATTCACCCTTAGTTACTTTAGGGGCTCTCTTACGTACAAAGGCTTCAATATTTTCACCTTTAGTACCCTTAGTCTCACTTATACTAGCGTTAGCAATAGCATTATCAGCAGGACTGTAGAACCTAGCTAAGACAGGACTGTCAGGATCAGCAACATCAAACATGTCAACACCCTTAGGTAAATCCTTGAACATAGGATTGAACTTAGGGTTATCCGTAATGCCCAGCGCAGAGCTAAGCTCTTTAGCTAACAGTCTAGTGATACCACTCATTAGGCTACGTTCCCACTAAATCCTTGCTCACCGGGCTGAGGCGCTGTGCCTGTACCCATCTGCGCTCCACCTGATCCTGTAGTGTCTTGTACGTTTGCTCCAGCTGGTGCTTGACCCTCTGGACCTGGCGCTGGGCCTTGCGGTTGGGGTGGCTGAGGGTTCTGCTCTTGGAACTTCTTAAATAGCTCAGCTTGAATGGCTGCGTCTTGCATAGAGTTAGTCACTTTGTCTGGGTCAAGATCCATAGACTTAGCGATCTCACGAATGACGTAATCCATCTTAGCAAACGGTGCAAGGTTAGGATTAGACGCTACCTGCAAGAACTGCATCAGACGCTGTGAACGTACCTCGTTAGACATCAAGCTTTCAGTACCGGATGCTTTAACTTCCAAGTCACCCTTGATAGTTTCATCGTAGTCAAACTGCATGTTGAACGAGAAGAAAGCTTTACCTAGGGGGCCAAGCAGATAGTCATCTACGTTCTTAACTACACTACGGATACTACCGTTAGCTGCAGACATAAGCATAGAGATACCTGAAGCTGTACGCCCTACACCTGAGACACCAGTTTGACCGTGTGCAAAGCTAGGGAAGCCAGTACTCTCATCAGCCAATACACGAGCCTTGTCAAAGAGTTGCATGTTCTCTTGTGCTACGTTAGGGAACTTAGTACCAAAGATAGCCTGACCCGGAGCACCGCCTTGACGCCTAAAGATCTTACCAGGGTACACACTCATGTCTTGACCTGGAACCAAGTTAGTCTCATCAACTTCCATAATAAGGTTACCAGAAAGTGCAGCATTGTCAATAGCCATACGCATAAAACCATTCATTAATGTCTGCGTATCGTCCATGTTCTCAGCAATACCTACACCAAAGAAGCTGTAGGGGTTGTGCTCGTAGGGTGTGGAGTAGTAAGGAATACGTGCTGGTTTGAAGGGGTTAAGCACCATACGCAGTACTTCACCATTACATACCCAGATGTTACAGCTTACTTCGTTTAGATCACGTAACTCTTTAGGGATCTTAACGCCATTGTCTTCTAGGATGTCTACATCAACGAAACCCCAGAACTCCATAACTTCCCAGCGCTCAGACTGAGCAGAGATGTCATCGTCTTCCATCTTCATTTCCCAGTGCTTACGCACGTAGTCTGGGCTTTGAGCGATAGCGTTCTCAATAGAATCATCACGGAAGTAAGGGCGTCCCTTCAAGGAGCGCAGCTGATTGCGTGACATCTTGTGACGCTCAACTACGTACTCTGCGTCATCCATTGAGGTAGACTCAGGGTCAGGGTAGAAGTTCCATACAGATACGTGGTTACACTCAGGGACAGTCTTAACGAGAGGGGAGTACTCACCATCTTCACCCCAGCTAGGGTACTCTTTATCTACAGCGAATGGACCCTTCATTACGCCCGTACCAAGCAACGCCATCTCGAAAGCCATTGAGCGCAGATGCTTAGATGCACCACTCTCATTAAGCTGATCGTGGATCTTCTTCTCCATCTTCTTAGCTGCTACCATCGCAGGATGGAATGACACTGTAGTAGGAGTAGTACCGTCACCTTCGATGATCTTATCGCTCACAGGAGACAACTTAGTCTTGAGACCCGCTAAGCGCTCCTGTAGATCAATGATCGTTTCTCCGGGTAGTAGCTTACCGTCATCACCTAACAGCGCTGTAGGGGCTGCTACGTTCTCTGTGACAGCCCTTCCACCTTCACCCGCCTTATCAGCATTAGGATCTACGTTAATGTGTACAGCTTCAGCTACACCGTCTGGTAGTACAGTAGGGTCTACTGCAAGAGGGAATTTGTTGTTACCGAAGAGTACGTCTACAATCTGTCCGTAGGCTGCAAGTGTTTTAGTCTTAGTTACCTTAACGAATACTCGTGACTTCTCTGTGTCAGTGAACTGTACGTCTGAACTGTAAAGACCACGGTAGTTACGATAAGCACGTAACCAACGCTCTTCATCTACAAGTCGAGCATCTTCTGCACGTCCGAAGCGATCCTTAACGAAGCTAACTACGCTATTAACAGACTCAAAGAGTTTATCGCTGCCGTTTTCAGCTGCTACTACTTCATCTGTGTCGAAGTTTACGTCTTCAATGTCTGCCATATTTTAATACCCGAATGTTGAGTCTGAAGCTTGAAATCCAGAGCGTTGATCTTTAGCTGGATTGTAATCCCATAGAGAACTACGTGGTCTTGTCATTATACCATAACGTAACGCATCATACAAGTGGTCTTCTGCATTAGTATCTACATCTTCTGGGTTTCTTTTGTCCAGTGGGATAGACGGTAGTTGTGCTATTGTGTTTGTACACGTAGAAAAGAATACTAACCTAGGTTCCTCTGTGTATTCATCTACCTGCAATCTGCGGTGTAGTTCGTTCTTACCAGATATACGTGAGCCTTTTGATCTATCTGAAGGACGCCAGCGACATCCCTTCATGTTCATCTGCTCAGCTAGTGAAGGACCAGTATCACCACGGTTATGCCACAGTGAGGAGTCAAGCACCCCGTAGCGTATAGTACCATCCCTAGCTTCAGCTTCTAAGATCATATCAGCTAAGTCTGTAGCTGTAACCTTAGAGCAGTACAACTCTCTATAAACTATGAGTTGCTCTG